AGGTCAAAAGATTATCAGTATGAATAGCGAATTACTCTCTGATAAAGAGGTGGTTCGTATTACTAATGATGAGTTTGTGACGGTACGCCGTGATGATCTGTCGGGTAAGTTTGATTTGAAGCTGTCTATCTCTACTGCAGAAGAAGACGAGAACAAAGCCAAGGAATTGGCTTTCATGTTGCAGACCATGGGTAACAACATGGATCCCACATTATCCAAAATGATTCTGGGAGATATTGCCAGGTTGCGCAAGATGCCCGATTTGGCCAAGAAGATTGAATCCTATGAGCCTCAACCAGATCCACTGGCTCAACGCAAGGCAGAGCTGGAAGTTGCTTTGCTGGAGGCCCAGGTTAATGCAGAGAATGCACGCGCACAACGTGACCAGGCTACTGCACAACTGGGTGTGGCCAAGGTTGGTACCGAAGGAGCTAAAGCTAATCACCTGAAGAGTGACGCTGATTTGAAGAATCTGAACTTTGTAGAGCAGGAATCCGGTGTTAAGCAGGAACGAGAGCTACAGAAGCAAGGTCAACAGGCTAATACCCAAGCTCAACTGAAGAATATGGACCTTCAACACGACTTAGTGAAAGATTACCTAGCTAGTAAAGAGTAATGTTTGGCTTTGTAGTATAGTAAGCGCCATTAACCATCTATTAACTTCAGAAAGCAATGGTAGACCCCACTATGTCAAAGAGTAACGAGATTCAAGAGCTTGAAGAGAACATTCAACGAGCTAAAGCACACGTAGAGTTTGGTTCTACTGTAGAACGGCTGCTTTCTAACCGGGATTTCAAGAAAGTAATCAGTGAAGGTTACTTTGAACAGGAGGCTATCCGGTTAGTACACCTTAAAGCAGACCCAAACATGCAGACTGTTGGACAGCAGGAGTCTATTGTGAAGCAGATGGATGCTATTGGTTCATTGAAGCAGTATCTACGTGTTAAGTGTCGCGTTGCCGAACAAGCAGTGCATTCTATTGCTGCAGATGAAGAAACTCGGGATGAGTTGCTGGCAGAAGAGGGTGAAGCGTAATGACCGATCAAACCACCCAAGAGGCAGCAAACGAGTCTTATCTGAATATGTCGGATGAGGAATTGAGCAAGATTGATCCCAGTACGCTTGGGGCACCTGTTCAAGTTGAAGAGGTTGCTGATGAGGTATCCGCAGAAAATGCTGAACCTATAACTACCAACAATAACAAGGATGAAGACGAATTCAAAGAAGTTGCTGAAGACACTGACGATACTTCTAAAAAATCTTCGGATGAGCAAGAAGACAAGGATACAAAGGAACCAGTTGCTAGGGAATCGGTCGCTAAGCTAGTACAAGACTCAACACCTAAAGCTGATGAGATTGATTACAAGGCAGAGTACACAAAGCTCTTTGCGCCATTCAAGGCAAATGGGAAAGAAATTGCAATCAGTAATGCTGATGATGCCATTTCTCTTATGCAGATGGGGGCCAACTACAACAAGAAGATGGCTGCCCTTAAACCGAATCTGAAACTCTTGAAGTTGTTGGAAAACAACAACCTCTTGAGTGAAGAGAAGATTGGTTTCTTGATTGACCTGGAAAAGAAAAATCCAGATGCAATCAATAAGCTGATCAAGGATAGCGGCCTGGATCCTATGGATCTGGACGCTGAGAAGGCGAGTGGGTACAAACCCAATACTTACACTGTTGATGACCGTGAGATGGAACTGGATACGGTGCTTGATGAAATTCAAGACACACCGTCATACAACCGTACTCTCGAAATTGTTAGCACTAAGTGGGATGGTCCTAGCAAACAGGTAATCGCTGGTTCACCTCAGTTGTTGAAGGTAATAAATGACCATGTGCAAACTGGCATTTACGACACCATCATCAAAGAAGTAGAGCGCGAACGCATGTTTGGCCGCTTGAGTGGTTTGTCGGATATCGACGCCTACAAGGCAATTGGTGATGCGATTAATGGACGCGGTGGGTTTAACCACTTGGGCAACCAAGGGCAACAAACACCTCCCAAACCAGTAGTTGTTACTCCCAAACCTAAACAGGTTGACGATGACAAGCTGAAGGAAAAAAGGCGAGCAGCCAGCTCCACAAAGCCTGCTGCATCCAGTGTGACAAACAAGGAATTCAATCCCCTGGCTTTGTCAGATGAAGAGTTCAGCAAGCTAGTTCACAAACAATTTTTGTAATCAAAAGGTATTTATATGGGCATGCAATTCAACTCCCCTCCCGGCACTGCTTCCAGTGTTGGCCCTCAAATCGTCAATGAGTTCTATCAAAAGAAAGCTCTGATTGACGCTGCCAAAGAGCAGTACTTCGGCCAGTTGGCTGATACCACTTCTATGCCCAAGAACATGGGTAAGAAGATCAAGCGTTACCACTACCTGCCTATGTTGGATGACGCCAACATCAATGACCAGGGTATTGATGCTGCTGGTGCCACCATCACTTCTACTACCTACGAAATCACCTATACCGGCCTGGTGTTGAAGGTGACCAACGCCAACAAGGCTGCTGCAGAGACTGCAGTAGAGGATTGCGTTGGTGCTACGGTGACCGCTACCGCAGGTGCGAATGACAGTGCTGGTGTTGGTTTTGCTACTTTGACTCTGGTTGGCTCTCTGACCAATGTTTACCTGACATCGGTTAAGGCGGCTGCCGTCACTGCACTGATTCCCGGTACCAGCGCACGCCAGCGTTCCGGTAATCTGTATGGTTCCAGCAAGGATATCGGTACCATTTCTGGCAAATTGCCGGTGCTGTCTGAGACAGGTGGCCGTGTTAACCGTGTTGGCTTCAAGCGTGTGGAGTTGGAAGGTACGCTGGAGAAGTTTGGTTTCTTTGATGAGTACACCCAGGAATCGGTGGACTTTGATACGGATGCTGAACTGATGCAACATATCAACAGCGAAATGATCAAGGGCGCCAATGAGATTACAGAAGATGCATTGCAGATTGATCTGATCAATGCAGCCGGTGTGATCAAGTACGCAGGTGATGCTACCTCCAATGTCACGATTGGTTCCAATGACCTGGTGAGTTATGGTGACCTGATGCGTCTGTCCATTGACTTGGACAACAACCGCACACCCAAGCACACCAAGGTGATTACTGGTTCCCGCATGATCGACACCAAGGTGATCAACGCAGCCCGTATTGCTTACATTGGTTCTGAGTTGCTGCCTACCTTCAAAGGTATGGTGGACTTGCATGGTGATCCTGCCTGGATCCCTGTGGCCAAGTACGCTGATGCAGGCAACACTGTACGTGGTGAAGAGGGTTCGGTGGACAACTTCCGTATCGTGGTTGTGCCTGAGATGATGAAGTGGTCTGGTGCAGGTGCTCCGGTAACTGACACCATCAACTACGACAACGGCGCTAACTACGATGTGTTCCCCATCTTGGTTGTTGGTGATGAGTCCTTCACAACCATTGGTTTTCAGACCGATGGCAAAACCGTGAAGTTCAAAATCACTCACAAAGCCCCAGGTGAGGCTACTGCGGATCGTACCGACCCTTATGGTGAGACAGGCTTTATGTCCATCAAGTGGTACTACGGCTTCATGACTTTGCGTGGTGAGCGCATCGCCCTCTTGAAGACTGTTGCACGCCTGTAAAGCAGGCTAGGGATGGGCCATAAGGCTCATCCCTTTTTTATTAACTAAACCCCCAGGAAATACGCAATGTCCAACGACAACGAAGACCTTGAAGTGATGATTACTCCTGAAGCCGAACTGGCTTCATTGAAAGCCCGTGCTGAATTGTTGGGTGTGAAATTCCATCCTTCTATAAGTGCAGAAAAACTCCGTGAAAAGCTCAATGCTGCTTTGATTACGGATGCTCCAGTACCTGAAGAAGTAGTACCTGTTGCAGTGCCTGAAGAAACACTGGTACAGCGGCGTTTCCGTAAGAAACGTGAAGCCAATGCCTTGGTTCGCATTCGTGTGACCTGTATGAATCCAGCTAAGAAAGATTGGGCTGGTGAGATTTTTACTTCTGGCAATTCACTGGTTGGCTCTTTCACCAAGTTTGTCCCATTCAATGCTGATGAAGGTTGGCATGTGCCAAACATCATCGTTGAACAGATTAAAGAGCGGCAATGCCAAATCTTTGTGCCGGTGAAAGATGCACGGGGTAACACCACGCGCAAAGGCAAGATGATCAAAGAATTTGCTATTGAAGTGATGCCTGATCTGACACCCGAAGAGTTGGCTGAACTGGCTCGACGCCAAGCCATGTCCAAAGCCATCGACTAAGACCTGAACCTGGATAGCCCATGACTGTACTTACTGTAGCTGACCTCACTCAAACCACGCTGGATGGTACTGGTGTGTTTGATGTCCTGATGCGAGCCAACAGGGCACACCTTGAAAATGAGTTCAATAAGAACCGTATTAAGGGTGCTGAGTACGCCACGGTCTATTTGGGTTCCTTGGAATCCGTTATGCGGACTTCCTTGGAATTTCTGTTACAACGAGAACGCAACAGTTTAGAAGCTGAGTTACTAAGACAACAGGTTCTTATTGCCCAAGTTGGTGTGCTTAAAGCCAATGCTGAGTTAGCTATTTTGGATGCAAGTCTTGCCAAGATTCCACTTGAATTGGCACAGATCACAGCACAAACCAATTTAGTAACTGCGCAGACTGCTAATGCAACCGCAGAACTGGCGATCATTCAGGCTAATGGTCTAAAAGTGCCTGCTGAAATTGCACACATTCAAGCACAAACGGCTGTAACTGTTCAACAGAAACTCAATCTTATTGATGAGTTGTTAACGTCCGATGCGCAACGCATCAAACTAGCACAAGAAACCACTAACCTGGCTACGCAAAAGCTGCAACTGGAAACACAGACCCAGTTGACTAATCAGCAAAAAGTTAACCTTGTTGATGAGTTACTAACTGCAGGGGTACAGCGCAGCAAGATTACACAAGAAGTCGCCAATCTTAGTTCGCAAAAACTACACACGGAAGCTCAAAGTTCTCTGATAGCGCAGCAAAAAGTTAACCTCATAGATGAGTTGACTACAGCAACTGCCCAACGCAGCAAGCTGGCACAAGAAACTGCCAATCTAATAACTCAAAGATCACAGATTGAAGCTCAAACCGCATTGGTAGCACAACAAAAGACCAATGCTACTGCACAGGCACTTAACATTCCCAAGGAAGGTTTGGTACTGGATGGTCAGAAGTGCAAGCTCGATGCTGAGTTTGACCTGTTGAAACAGGAATTGCTCAAGTCCACATCCGAAACTGCTTTGTTGACTCAAAAGAATGCAACAGAGAGAGCACAGACCATGGCTCTGGGTGTGGATGATGACAGTGTGATTGGCAAGCAGAAAGCCCTGTACCAAGCACAGACTGCTGGATTCTCCCGTGATGCTGAACAGAAGGCAGCTCAATTGCTGGTCAGTGCCTGGAACTCCCGTCGAATGACCAATGAAGAGACACCAGCAAATGATTCCAATATGCTTTATGACCCAGCGGTTGGCCGTGCTATTACCAAGATGCTTGCAGGCGTAGGGGCATAGCCTCCCAGTCAAGAAGTTTGAAAGGGAGCCAAGTGCTCCCTTTTTACATATAAGAGGTATTGCATGGGCTTGTTTGATAGCAGCTACCGCACACACGTAGGTACCACAGTATCCCGTGTGGTGGCAGACAGCACGATCATTTCGTCAATCAAGACTGGGGCTATTCGTACTGTTTTCCAAAAGGGTGACCTGATAGATAACATCATGGAAACCATGACGAGCAATATCGGTGTGCGTGCAGAACGTATGTATGCCTATGCCAAGAAGGCTTATCCGTTTGGTTTGCCATCCAGCAAGCTCTATTCTTCTGCTGATGGTAAATCTGTTGTGACAGGAGTGCTGCGTTCCTTGGTAGGTGCTGGTGCTATTTTGGATTACTACCATTTCGGTGCCTTGAACATTCTCCACGTGGGATGGGTAAACCTGTTCAATAGCTATGGCTACAACTCCATAAGCAATGAGCTGAGTGTTCTTAGTACACAGAAGAACACCCCTGTTTACCTCAAAGATATGGTGGCTGTGGTTCAAGAGGCTTCCTTGGCAGAACGTGCCAATGGTTCCCTGGATCAATGGGGATCTGCCGCCTGTGGTGGATATACCCCCCAACGGCTTGCAGAGTTAAAGGCTTTTGCTGTACCTACCCCTTTTGCTGTGGATGCTTCGGCAGCCGTGGATTACGTCCTGGTTACTTATGTATGGAAGGAAACTGTCAATGTACTTGTGGATGGTGTTACTGTTCAGCGAAGTAATCTAAAAGAACAATCCATCAAAATCCCTATTACGGGTTATGACCTGGAAGCCAGCTATTTTCAGGTGAAGTACCTCCTGAATAACAAGGAAGGTTACTGGCTTTATAAATTAGGTAGCGGCACGCATATTGAGATAGATGACATCTACTCTACTGACCAAAGTAGCTCTGGTAGTTTTTTTCCATTTGGGTATCTGCGTCATAACAAAACCTCTCCAGCAAGCAATCCAGAGTCTGCTGAGTACAAAGCATCATCCAAGCTGATGAAGTATCTG